GTATAACGGACTTCGCCATTTAATCATTTTATGCCCTTTGCTATGGTTATTGCCTTATCGTATGCCCACGCTTCTGATTCGGTGCAAACAAATTGCCCTTTTGCTTGTTCTAATTCCGCAACGATTTTTGCTCGCCAATATGATTCGGCTATTGGATTATGTAAGATTTCTTCCGTCATACTATGTCCATACTTGTTCGAACACTTGTTCCAATAGAACGAGCAATATCTACCTGAGTCCGTATTCTTTGAGCGTTTGCTCGCGAGGCTCTAACTACTGCTTCTGCCGTAGCCATTTGTAAATGTAATTGCTCGGTGCTGGTCAGGGCTAAATCAGCCTTGTCGCTAACCGTTAGTTTTTGATTGTTTTGTCCAATAAGAGATAAACGCGATTTGGCTAATGCTATTTCGTATTGGGCTTTAACCTTAAAATAATTGGTTTCTGCCTCATTTAACTCTTTGTAAGATTGGTCTACTTCCTTAGATAAATCCCGTAGTCGGGTTTCAATCATTTGAGGCGTTATTGGCTGATTCATCTTTTACCACCTCCAATTTAGTTGGCTCTTGTTTGAGGGCGGTTTGTAATACTTTCCAAGTATCCGCAGATATATCAAATGGGTCAGGTTCTAATTTATAACCTGATTGTTCTAATGCTTGACCTAATTTAATTGGGTCTACATTTAGTTCCCGACTTAGCCTTCTAAGCGCTACTTCATGAACATTTACTGCAACGATATAGCCCATTGAAGGCTCAAAGCGTTTTTGCTTGCTCATAAATGACCCCCGCAATGCTTACATGTTTTGATTTTCGGAATAGATATTGCTCGCCCATTTACAAACTCAGGGGTTACATATATTGACGACCTATTGCGCCTTTCTTTTAGGCGAACAAGTCTGCCAGCCTTATTTAGAACCGACAACGCGCCTGACGATGTGCCATGGTGCCAGTTAGTCATTTCGGATAATTCTGACCAAGTTAAGCCCCTGAATTCTTGGTGCCTTACATGAGTCATAGTTTGATTTTGGCGAAGTTTGGTTTCGCCACTTCTGTCTGCTTTGATAGCGCGTTCTTTACTTGTATCAGTTCCTGACCACCCGCTAGTTCCAGCATAAGGCAATATGGGTTGGTTCATGATGATAACTCCTTAACGCGTTTGTTAATTAAATCTTTAAGCGTTGTTCCGTTAACTGGAACATCTAGGTAGTTTGTATTGGTTGTCCATATAACTCGAAGCGCTTCAATCTCATCACGCGCCTCTTTGGTTCCCGCTAAATTGACCGTGTCCTGATATAACAAAACTGCTTTATCGGTTTCTTCTTGGGTATATTCGCGATTTGGTTTGCTTAACTTTAGTGGTTTACGCGGTGTTTCTTTATATCGCTCAACCTTTTCCATTTCCTGCATAGAAGGGCGTTTGCCTTCGGGTGTTCCCAAAACAAGAATTGAGTTGCTGATACACCTTCCAATTGCCGAGGTCTCGCAATTTTCTAGGGCTGAGGTTTTGTTTACGAAACCTACGCCTACAATCTCTTCGGCATAACCCGTTGATACTGGAGATAAGTCTTCGTAATTTAGATAAAGTTCGGCTTTGACGATAAATGACCGCTCGTCGCGATACACCATGTCGGTCAAAATCCGAGCCTGTGGGTGTTGGGTGTAGAGCCTACGAAGACGCATATCTACGGTTTCGTAATCTTCGAGGCTATATCTTTCTGCCATTTTGTGCCTTTCCGTTAGGGGCTTTTGCCCTGTTGGGTGTAATATCCCACATAGATTACGGTTTATCAACAACCTAGTCGGGCGTGGCGAAATAAATCCTCTTGTAATAAATGGGAGAATAAATATATGGCTAGAGTAACAATAAATCTTTATAACCTATGGGTTGAGGTAGAACACGAAAACGCTTACCCTGACCAAATGTCTGACATGACAAACCGTTGCCTTTATTTATTTCAATCAGCCATGAACACTTGTAAAGAAATGAAAATAGATATTAAAGATGACGATTATGAAGTTGAGGATTACGAGGAATAATGGCATACAATGATGGCGATTGCGCCAAAGAGCCAACCCGCACTATTGACACTTCTATTGACGAAGTGTTGGATTTAATCTAGCCAAACTTTATAACCAGCCGTTACGCGACCTTTGACTGGGTCAATAAAATGAAGCCTCTGTGAGGGTGTAGCGCTCGCAGCCAACATAACGCCCGCATATCTATTATCCGATTCCGTAGAACCTGTTTGGTAAACCGAACCTTGACCATTAGCCATAGCCCATTCCGCGTGCGTGTGATAATGCCCAATATAAACATCTCTAAAATCCCAAGGGTATGCACCGCTTCGCCAACGATTAGCGTGTTGAACAATGGCACCAGGTGAAGCAAATCCATTTCTGCCCACTTCGTCACCGTGAATAAGTAAAGCCCGATAATTGCCTATTTCTACTCTTTGAATATCTTCAGGGCAATCTTCCCAAGTTAGTCGTTTTTCTCCCTGCAATAATTGACGAGCCAACTCGTAACACATACGGTCAAAATTATCTGAACGAGGAACATTGTCCCGCTTGCTTCCAATTCGCCCATGATTACCCCATTCAGGTATGACTCTAACTTTATTATAGTTAGCCAAGGCAAATCTAACCACATCTACGCATAGTCTAGACACATTTACATATTGCTCAAATAACGTTGAATCTATCTCAAATACTTGGGAAGGAAAATTAAATAATCCCTCAACCATATCTCCGCCAAACATAATTACACAATCATTTACTGGGTGGTCTGCTCTTTGTATTTCGGTAATACGAACAGCCTTTTGGGCAAACTCCATAACCCTTTGTTTCATAACGATACTGTTATATGTGGTTGTTTGTTTTGCGCCTTGCCAATCAGTTAAATGCCAAAGCGCTACTTCGGCAGTTTTATTACTTTTAGGAAGCGTAGGGGCAGTGGTCGTAGGCACCGCCCCCAGCGTTAGCATGGCGTCATACGAAGCCTGATAGGTGGCTTCTACCAATTCATCTGTTTTTTGTTTTGTTTTTAATAATTGTTTTTGAACCCGTATTAAGGCTTTGCGCAATTCAACAACATCGTTTGATTCAATACCCTCGGGCAATTCATCAAACTTATCTTTAAGGCTCATGTCGGCTAATTTCTTTTCCGTGCGCGGTATAGCCTTCTTTGTCTAACCAACTATCTTCTATTTCAGGATTAACGGCGCACCTAATTGTTTTTCCAAAGTCATACATTAAAGCAACAATGTGAGGAGGAATAGGAGCAGACCCAATAATTGCTCCCCAACCAATGCCAATACGAGTAAAATTATCTCCAGCATTACCATATTGTTGCTCCCTTTCGTTTAATATCTCGTTTAGTTTTTTAGACATTTACACATACCTTTACGGTGCGCTCGTATGGACTCGTTACTGCTTTTGATACCCTCTGACCTGAGCGCTGTTAAAACAACATTTACTGAATAGCCTTTTTGCCAAGCCTCATCTAAGGCTGTTTGGTCTTTAGGGGATAATGCGTCATACATCGCTTTATAAGCGCAATGATTATTAGGTTTATTTTTCTCGGTTAATAACTCTTGAATTTTATCTGCTAATGGCATTCGTAACCTCCCCCGCAAGCATAACCGAGAAAGGGCAAAAAAGAAAGCCCCGCAACATAAAGGCGGGGCGTTTCGTATTTATTTATGAATTATTTTTTGGCTGTTTTTTTAATCTCTTTTAATGATTTTTCAGCAATAATTCCAAAATCGGTTTCTGAGGGGTCAATGTATTTGGCTACTGGAGCGAGTAAAGCGCCAAGCAATACCGCTACTTCGGGTTTTACATCTGCTGCAAGAGCCAAAACCAATACAAAGGCTGAGGCTATAACTGCTCGTAAATAACTCTTTAACATTTTCTTTTTGTTTTCGTCAATTTTAATCTTCATATTTCTCCTTATGGTCGCGCTACACCCATGACTAGGGAATAGGGGCGTTTCTTAGCATACACCGCGCCACCGTTTGATTGCGAGCCTTTGTCCGAAGTATTGCCTTCTACTGTAACTAATACGCTTTTACGCTTCCAATTTTTAGTAACAATACCTACATGGTCAGGTTCTGCGTCATTGTCAAATTGAAAAAAAACAATGTCGCCTTCCTGTGCCTCTCCTACGGGAACTAATTTGTTGCGCTTGGCAAACCATTTTAGTCCCGCGTCGCATGAAGCAAATCCTTTGGCATTTTGCGCCACAATATTTTTACCTAATCCCGCTTGGTTATAACACCAAGATACAAACATAGCGCACCATGGTTGCTTATCTAGCCCATACCATTTTCCGTACATAGTGCTGTTATCGCCTGTTTCTGCATAGCCTATTTGGGAAGAGGCTATATTTACTACTGTGTTATTTGCCATTTT